ACACTGTTCATCATGAGTCGCTTTATTAAATTTGTTACACCTCATGCAACTGTATATCGTAATCGGGACTTTTTCCCCCAGTTCGAAAATCGCGCACGCAGGTACGCCCACCAACCTCGGATAAACGTGGTGAAGCGTAGGCCAGCAGCACGACCAACGATCGGGAGCGGTAGAGCCCCATTTGTCAAGCGACCGAGGGACGTCAGAGTCCCCGAGCCATCAGCTCCAGTTCAGCCTTCAGCACCTGGCCCCAGTCGTGGGTCCAACAAAGAAATACTTTTCCATCCAGAAGTTCCATCTGCTCCGCCTGCGGATATAGTCCCTAATTATTTGGGTTTAACAGGACTTCCGCTCGATGAACCACTGCCCGAACGCCCAGACATTGATATAGACATAGTCTTAGAGCGACAGTCGGTGTGCAGCGAGTACAGCGAGTTGGACATCCAGTTCGAGCCCATTAAGAACGCGTGGGTGTTGAGCGAGCCGCCGCACGATCCTAAAATACATTGCGGGCGGGCTATAGAGTTGGAAGCAGCAGTCAAGCGGTTGGGTCGCAGGTTAGTGAAACACAACGCATACGCAGCGCCGTCATTATTTGGGGACGAACCCGCCATTCCACTGGTCACCAAACGGGAACTACCGAAACCTAAACAGAGACAACCATGGTTCAACCCGTGGGCGGGAGCCCGTTACCACCTGCTAGAACGATTCCCCAGCGTGAACTACCTAGACATCGGCACAGTGGACGAAGACAATGTCCAGCCTGCGCAGCCCGAGCATACCAACACAGAGCCAGAAGAAGAGATCAGCGATTGGGACCTGTACGCTATGGAGCTGATTAAAGATCTGCCTGAGCCGCCGGTTGAGCCACCAAACGTTAAATACGTGGTTCCCGAAAGAGACCTGGACGAACTGCAAAAATGGAACTTCTACAAAGGACGTAGCAATAAACATCAGTACTATTTCAAGGGAGAAATTCAGAAACAACAAATAAATTGCTTACCCGAATTAACGCAAGAAAAACAACCTCTGTTTAAGCTGGAAAGGGTATGCCCCAAGCCAATGAAGAACACATATCCCACCACCTGGGACATTTGGGGTAACCGAAAATGGCTTCTGGAACATATGGAAACCGACAAAGATCTACTGGCATATCTTAGACTTGAGGCGGCTTTTGTGCCGAGAACACCGGCGCTATTGCTCCAGCTTAAAGTCAAGGCCAAGCGGTTCATGGACCAATTGGATTGTAGCCTCTACACGCGCGAAGAAATAAACGACATGATCATCCGTGCGGTCGGGGCGGCAACGCTGATTGGTAAGGAAGAGGAAAAAGTACGCGCTCTGATGAATGTTAAGACCGAAAAGAAGATGCGCGAGAAACACCATGCGTTTTTCCGGGAGGGCAACTTACAAACCGGCAATATAAGTTGCCCCACATTTACTCCCAAGAAGCTATCTGCACTGGCTCGGTTCCGACGAAAGTTGTTGACCCGCGTCATGCCATTTTAGTAGTACCCAACTTGACCCACGACAGTAAGACAGTAACATTCATACCCTACATCAATCAATTCGGCTATGCAAGTAACGTACACTCCAGTTGTGTTTGCAATGAATATCGTGCCTTGGTCGATCGCCACATCACAGATCGCACATACATCAAGTTTGATGCCAAGGCCTGGCGAGAAGCCGCCCGTCACACCCTTAAATACTACCCCGGGGGTGTTAGTAAATGTAGTTACACCCAGATCATCAATGGCTACACGGGCGGGAAGAAGGCTATCTACATCAAAGCCCTAGAAGGACTGCGCGCGCATGGTTTACGACCATCCGATACCAGGGTGCGCATGTTCGTCAAACCGGACAAGATAGAAGCCGGTGAAATACAGGATAAAGCGCCGCGGGCCATACAATATCGAGGCCCCGCATACAACCTGGAGATGTTACGTTACATAAAACCATTCGAACATAAGATCTACGATGAACTGCACCTCGGAAATTATAGCAGAACGCGAGCCATCGTTAAAGGTCTTAACAATTACCAAAGAGCCGAATTGTTTTTTGAGAAACTGCAGAATTTTCAACAGCCAGCATTTCTGCTAATCGACCACTCAAAATTTGATTCAACTGTGCGCGTTGAACATCTGCGCAGTACGCACCGCAAATATATGAAAGCATTCAATAGTAAACATCTCTGGCAGCTCTGTAAAGTACAGATATCTAATAAGTGTTATAGTAAGAATGGCATACATTACACCAGTAGAGGAACGCGCATGAGTGGTGACCCCGACACTGGGTGCGGGAATTCCGTAATAAACGGTGATTGCCTGCACGAAGTGCTCAGGGTCTCCGGGATAGCAAAGTACGAGATCATGCTTGATGGGGATGACAGCATTGTCATCATAGAAAAAGGAGCATTGAGCGCGTTTAAGTATGACCATTTCGAGCGGTTGGGATTTGAGACGAAGATGTCTGTAGTCTACGATTATCACGAAGTCGAATTTTGCCGTAGCAAACCAATGATGCACCCGCGACCGTGTTTTATACGTGATCCGAAAAGAACAATCAGCAACACCATGATGTGTTTGAAGCACTATGCTGAGCGGGATTATAAGTCTTGGCTTGCTGCGGTTGGTTTGTGTGAGCTTGCCTGCAATGACGGTGTGCCAGTTATCTCTGTGCTGGGGCGGACCCTATCGGGGTTCTCGAAGCGCAAATTGTTTGACGAAGATACGCTATGGAAGATGGGCAATTTGGCGGGAGGAAAGTACGATACCCCAATAACAACCGAGTCTAGGCTGGAATATGCTATGACGTGGGGTGTCGATTGTGAAGTGCAACTGCTCTTAGAGGAAGAGTTTAAGACTTCCATAGACGATTCGTTTCATTATTGCAAACGAATCCCGCGCGTCAAACAGAGAACAAACATCAAGAGCACTAGAGAGAATTTTAATGGCCGGACAACTGTATCCGTATGGACAGCCGCGTCCGCGTATCAATCCTTGGATCAATTTAGCAGCAGCAGCTGGTGGTGCAGCGGCTAGACAATTAGTCAATTATGGAGCAAACCAATTTAACGCCTACATGCGAGGACCACCACCACCACCAAGAGGCGGTCGAAGAGGTAGAGGGAGGCGTTCCTTCAACATGCAACCGATGCTCGCGGCATTACCACCACCACCACCGCGAGCGAGACGTGGAGGCCGGCGTAGACGCACTGCACGCGGTTCTAACGCGGGCGGAAGCCCAACTCAGATCTTTCGAGGAACTGAGTATCTCGCAGAGCCAACAACAACTCTGGCAACCCTACAGTTCAACTGCGCATCAACGACCCATCCACGTCTTTCCAACACAGCGAAGTGCTATGAGCGATACCGAGTTCGTTCTGTTGTCCTTACTTACAATAGTACAAGTGGCACTGCTACTACAGGCGGTGTTACTTTGGGTATACATCCGGGACCGACCAACAGCAACGTGAAGAAGGCTGAGGATATTCTGAAGCTGGATCCGAGCAGAACGACCCCGGCATGGAAGAACAGCACCATCCGGTTGGGACAAAACATCGATGCACAGCGCTGGATGCACGTCGGTAAGACCACAGAGGAAGGCGTGGCGTTCACCTGTTACTACATCAAATCAGGTGACGCCACCGGACAAATTAAGATCACGTACGACATTGAGTTTGCTTACCCAGTCCCTTTTTAGATACGAGCCCAACAGTTCCACCCGTATTGTTTGCTATTAGCGGTACGACTCAGATAACCGAGTCAAATAACAACACTGAAAAAGCCACTATAACAATAGCTGGCCCCGATTTGCATAGCATCATAACGGACCCGGAGCTTGTTGGGCAATTCAAAATTGCCAAGCCCCAGACAACCTGGGAGCTTCAAATTAACACCGAACTGAGAGAGCGCCCATTCTATCGCCCAGCCGGCGGAAAATACCTAGTACAGGTGCGGGCGTTGCACCCGCGTGGGACAACCGGACAGCCTTGTCAAACGGAGGAAGGGCTGTTTGCCACCAATTTATTTAGTGGTGAACACGCTCTCAAGCCCACTTACCAGGTAGAATTCGTCAAGCAATGGGAAACGGACTCTCAATGCGAAGCCGCCAAAGAATACATCATATTTGCGCAGTTCGACATTCCATCCAGTTACTATCTGCCACAGGTCATCAAGCTACGACCCTTGCAACGAAACGGAACATTGAAACCTTTTGAATTATCGATCGCACAACTGTACCTTGGCGCAGTTACAATGCCAGGGACCGGATTAGGATTAATCAACGTAGACATAGACGTAGGTTTAGATTGGCCATTCCTCGAAGCGGATTGGCCATTAGCTCCAGTAACGCAAAAGCACGAGGAGCTTAGGGAAGCTGAGTGGGAGTTCATCTGAAGCG